ATGACATACAATATTTCACTTATGATAGTAGTATTGTTGTTAATAACATTATTATCTAAACCAAATAAAAAATAAGAAATGAGTACAGAAGATATAATATACGCTCCCTTTAATAAGGAAGAGTTTGAAGAATTAAAAAAGGCTGTTGCTGAAGTAACAAACTGGATTCCTAAACATAGGATGAACATTATTTGGGAATCTTATAAGAGTATAACTAAATCAAAAGAACCAACACCCTGCGCTTGCAAGAGTAGTGCAAAGCATTGGGGTAACGCCTACCGAATCGTAAAGGAGTTCGTAGATGCGAAGTAATAAACAAAATAATCAACGCTTAGAAGTTCTCTTTCGTAAACACGATAAGTGGTTAAGACAATGTACTTGGAATATTTGTAGGGATAGAGATATGGTTGATGACTTAGTTGGTGAACTCTATGTCTACTTAGCAGAAAAAAACAATGAGAAGATTTATTTTTTAGATTCTTTTAATCTACAATACTGCAGAGCATTTATTAGTAGTAGGTTTATCAATAGAATAAAGATTAAAAATAAGTTTAGTAATACAGTTGATGATAATCGTTTAGAGGATGTTTACGATACGGAATTTGATGAAGGTATAGATAATACTATTAAGCAGATTAAAACCTTCTTAAAACAAAAGCAAAAGGGACCTAAGTGGGTAAGTTCTAAGATAGCAGAACTCTATTACTTTGGAGATAAAAAAACAATTGAGGGTTTAGCGCAGGAGATTGGAGTTTCAAAAAGTACAATCTTCTTACATATTAAATCTATTAGAAACGAAATAAAGGAACAATTTGATAATCCATTTAAAGAAAATGATTTTGAAGAGTAAAAAGAAATACAAATTATCTTCTAAAATTAAAACAAAAGAAGAGTACGAAGAGATAAAGAAAGCTAATAAGAAAGCATTAGATGAGATATTTGCTAGACCTAATTTTATAGAAGAGTTAGGAAGAAAGTATTATGGAGCTGGATGGCAAGTTACTTTATACGGGAATCACCCAGCACGTATGGAAAGAGCTAAAGAAAGAAATACGGAAACATTTAAAAGAAGTAAAGGAGAAGATGTGCCATATAAAATAGCTAACACACACAAACCTATCTATAAATTAGATTCAGATGGTAATGTATTAGCAAAATATAAATCAGCTGATGAGTGGTGCAAAATTAATAACGAACCAATACGCAAAGCGCAGTCATTAGTTAAAGCCGCTAGAGGATTAGCTCTTACAGCATTCGGAGATATATGGGTCTTTGAAGAAGATTATAATAAACAATAAATTAAAAAAGTAAATAAAATGATAGAATACAAACAAATTTTAGAAGCACCAGATTATTGGATTGCTAACAATGGTAAAATAATTAGTAGAAGGGTTAAGGATAAGGAACTTGAAGTTAAACAACACCCTAATCCAAAGACAGGTTATCTTCAAGTGGCATTATGTACGGATGAAAAAAAATCAAATGGGTTGTATGGTAGACGCACATTGTATCCTCATAGATTGGTTTGTCAATACTTTTGTGAAAATCCTAACAATCACAATACAGTTAATCACAAAGATTTAAATAAGACAAACAATCATTCTTTTAATTTAGAATGGACGGACCAACAAACCAATATACATCATTACTACCTTAGTAATGCTAAAGGGAAACCGAGGCAGATGCGTTCGGTAGACCAATATTCGTTGGATGGTCACTACATAGCTACCTTTCCTTCGGTGAATAGAGCTAGTGTAGAGACAGGAGTTAACGTGGCTAGCGTGTACCATTGTTGTAAGGGACGGGTTAAAAATCCGAAACATTACTTTTTTAAATACACCGATGATGTATAGTATATACCACATAGAAGGAGTAAAGATAGGAGTATCTAAAAATGTGAAACGAAGAATGAAGCAGCAAGGATACACTATGAAAGATGTAGAAGTATTGGAAGAACATACAGACATATATAAAGTATCAGATAGAGAACAACAGCTACAAAAAGAATACGGATACCCAGTAGATAGGAATCCTTATTGGAAGATAGTAAAAATGGCTATATTAAATGCTAAGATTGGTGCACCAAATATATCAACACAATCTCGTATAAAAGGTGGTGTAACTCAAGGTAAACATAATGTGGATTCGGGTCATCATGCTAAAATGGTAGCTAAACGAAAACGTAGTGTATTACAATACGATTTAAATAGTAATTTAATTAAAGAATGGGAATGTGCTGCATATGCTGAAAAGGCTTTAGGAGCTAAGAGTATGGGTGGAGTTGTAAATAACATAGCAGGTAGAAGAAAACACTTTAAAGGATACATCTTTAAGTACAAAGAAGATTAAAGATGTTATATATGTATATACCGATTAAATAACGGAGGAGATACGAATTATGGCTAAATTTGAAAAAGGTAACAAGCTTGGAGGAAGAAAGAAAGGTAGTGTTAATAGAACTACTGAGATGGCCAAGCTTACTTTGGCTAGAATAGCAGATAAAGGATTAAACAACATCAATGAGGATTTAGAGAAGATAAGGAAATCTAATCCAATAGAAGCTGCTAAGTTATATTTGAAGTTGTTAGAGTTTGTTGTACCTAAGTTGAAAGCAGTTGATATGCAAGTATCAGGTGAGATATCACATAAGGTAGAACAAATCAAAGTAGAGATAGTACAAAAACAAATTGAAATCGATGCAACTGAATATACGAACGAGTAAAACGTTTACTGATATAATTAACGGACCACGTATTTCAATCCTTCAAGGAGGAACTAGAAGTGGTAAATCTTATTCAGCTGTACAATACTTAATTGTTAAAGCGTTAGAAGAACCTAACCTAATGATTAGTATAGTACGTAAGTCCTTCCCATCCTTACGTATCTCAACGCTAAGAGACTTTAAAGGAATTATGAAGGAGTTGGACCTTTGGGATGAAGAAAGTTGGAGAGCAAGTGAAAATTCATATATGTTTTCTAATGGTTCAATAATAGAATTCCTATCAATACAAGATGGTGAAAGAAGAAAAGGTTCTAAAAGAGATTACTTATTCATAGATGAGATTACGGAATTAAATTATGAAGATTACTTTCAGTTATCTATTAGAACAACTACAAAGATAATAGTAGCATTCAACCCTAACATACCAGCAACACATTGGATATTCTCTCAATTAGCTACTCACCCAGAATCACAAACATTCATTAGTACATACAATGATAACCCATTCTTAGATGATACCTTAGTAAGAGAAATAGAATTGCTAAGAACTACATCACCTTCTTATTGGAAAATATATGGTGAAGGTAAAGTTGGAGTTGTTGATGGCTTAGTATTTGATAACATAAGTGTTATTGATTATATACCTGAGAACGCTGAACTATTAGGATATGGCTTAGATTTTGGCTTTACGAATGACCCGTCTGCTCTTATAGCATTGTTTAGAACCGATGAGGGTATCTTATTTGATGAAGTATGTTATATGAAAGGTTTACTATCAAATGAGTTAGCAAAGATGATTAAAGCCGCTTATAATCATTTTGGAAATGGACAGGTAATAGCAGATTCATCTGACCCACGTTTGATTGATGAGATATTTAGAAGTGGTGGTATCAACATTAAACCTTGTGTGAAAGGACCTGATAGTATAATGACTGGTATAGATACAATGAAACAACATCGTATATTCATTACAAAGAAATCAAGCAACCTAATAGATGAGTTCTATGGTTACGTTTGGGAAAAGGATAAGAATGAGAAGTTAACTAACAAGCCTGATGGTAGATATCCAGACCACGGTATCGATGCTGCAAGATATGTAGCTAGTTGGTTCTTATCAACTAAGAAAAAGAACTATGGTACCTACACCATATCACTAAGATAAATTATGAAAGAAGTAACAATAGATAATATAAGTAAAGAAGAGATAGTTGAGATGGCTCAGTACATACAACAATTGGAACAACTTAGTAAAGACCAACGAGGTTACATACTTCAGTTACAACAACAACTAAGTAATGCTGGTAAGAAGTTATCAGAGTTCCATCAAAGAGCATCACATACAAAACAAACTGTTGTAGAAACAGCTACATTAAAACTACCTACATTAATAAAAAAGTAATATGAAAAAACAATTAGATATCGTTGTACCACAAAGTTGGAGCGCAGTTAACTTAGAAAACTATTTAAAACTTCAAAAAGATTTAGTTGCCTACGGAACGGATGATGAGATAGCTTATGTAGCAACTCTCTTATATCACTTGTGTGGGGTTGAGCCTGGCTTAATACCCAAACTACCCACAAACATATTAACATCCATTAAAACAGACCTTAGAGGGTTTATGGGTGATGCTAATTATGACTTACAAAGAATCATTAAAGTTAATGGAAAGGAATATGGATTCGAACCTAATCTTTCTAAAATGGCTTATGGTGCTTATTTGGATATTACTAAGTATGAGAACATAACGATTGACAAGAATTGGAATAAGATAATGAGTGTATTGTATAGACCCGTTACATCTAAGACTTTAAATATGTATGAGATAGAATCATATGATAGTAAGAAAACACAGCCTGAGTTATTTGATTCAGTTGGAATGGATGTACACTTCGGAACCATGTTTTTTTTTCTTCGTACCTTAGCGGAATTAGTGAACGATACCCTGAACTTTTCGAAGGAGGAGGAAGTCCCACCAGCTATCAAGTCAATTTTGGAAAGAAATGGGGAAGTTATCAAACAGTTGTTCAACTTTCGGGAAATGATTTCTCCCAGTTCGATGATATCATTAGCCGCCCATTAGAGGAGTGTTTACTATTCCTTAGTTACCAAGCAGATTATAATCAGCTCCAATCATTACTACAAAGAGAGATTGCGAAACAAAAGGGATAAATACATCTTACTCTTTGTTTGTTAAAGTAATAAGAAATAACTTATTATGGCTAGAAGAAACGCAGCTTGGAAGAGAGCAGGGTGGAGAGAAGGAACTAAGGGAGGTATCTTTATAGGTGCTACCAAAGGTTTGTCATCTCCTAAAAACTCACGTAGAGGTTGTCTATGTAAAGATAAAGCCACATACTCTAAAGAGTGTTGTGATGGTTACTTAATAAACCAAGGAATTGGACAAACTGAAAGAGCAGGACTAGAAAGAGGAGCATTCTCTTCTGCGTTCTCAACCGCATTTGATACTAAAGAAATATACGATTACTAATTATGGCATTAACTAAAGACCAATTAAGGTTAGAGAACGACCAGAACTTCCCTAACAACAACACAGGATTCATAACCGCTGAGGGCCTTAGAGGCTTTAACGATGATATGATTACCTCACTATCTACTCAAGCTGAGATAGATTCATTAGATGATAGGGTAACAGCTAACTCAGAATCAATTGAGTTATTAAGTGAATCATTTGAAAACTTCTCATCTTCATTATTAACTGATTTTGCATCGCAAGCTGATTTTGCTGCATTTACACAATCGGTGAATGAGGATTCTGCATCTGATTCAACTCGTTTAACTAATTTAGAAGATTACTCTTCTTCATTTAATACTGCTACGTTAGTAACAACCGCATCATTCAACGCATATACTGCTTCTACCGATAATAGAGTTGATGCATTAGAACAAGCATCTGGTTCATTAGAATTATTTAGTGGTTCAATTAACACATACACTGGTTCTAACGATGCTAGAGTACAATCATTAGAAACGGAAACAGGCTCACTACAATCTCAAATAAATAATATTAGTGGTGTTACTGGTTCTTACGCAACTACTGGTTCAAACACATTTGTAGGTAATCAAATCGTAAGAGGTGATTTATTTGTAGATGGTGATTTAACTGCTAGAACGCTTTACATTGATTCTTCTTCTATTCTTTATACATCAGGCTCAAATAAGTTTGGTGATAGTTTAGATGATACACAAGAGTTTACTGGTAGTGTAACAATAACAGGTTCATTAGAAGCACCATTAGAAGAAGATTTCTTATGGATTGGTGATGGTAATGGAAGAAACATTCAAATAGCATCAGCATCTATTAAAGGAGTACAATTTCCTTTTACTGGTTCAGCTGAGATTACTGGTTCATTAGGTGTAACTGGTTCTATTAGAATTGATAACGCTGGATTAACAGGTAGTGTAATTGATAATACAACTGATATATACTATTCTGTTCCTAAAGTTGATAACGTTGTAACTCTTACTGAATTAGAATATGCTAGTTTATCAACACCAGATTCTAATACTCTATATGTAGTTAGTGGAAGTGGAGCACCTACTTCAGGTACTTCTGGTTTATCAGGTACTAACGGTACCAACGGAGCAGATGGAGCAGATGGAACAAATGGTACTAATGGTGTAAATGGTACATCAGGTGTAAATGGTACATCAGGTATTAACGGAACCAACGGAACTAACGGTGTAGATGGAACAAGCGGAGTTAATGGTACTTCTGGTATCAACGGAGTTGCTGGTACATCTGGTATAGATGGAGCCGATGGTACATCAGGTGTAAATGGTGTAGCTGAATTAGGAATAGCAAGTGCTAGTGTTAATTTAGGAACAGCATCTTACTTTGATTTTTCAGGCTCAGCCGTAGAAGATATAACAATATTAAACTCAACCGCATCTATTGTATTAGTAGGTGGAGGTGGAGGAAGTGGTGTAGGATTTCCATTTAGTGGTTCTGCACAAATAACTGGTTCTTTAGGAGTAACCGGTTCAATCACAATAGATAACGCTGGACAGACGGGTAGTGTAGTAGATAACGTAACTGATACTTTCTTCTCAACTGATAAAGCAGAACACATTGTAACACTTACACAAACTGAATACGATGGATTAGGATTTAGAAACCCTGCTACATTATATGTAATCTCAGGTTCGGTTATAGAGAGTGGAACTAATGGTACATCAGGTATTAATGGTACATCTGGAATAGATGGGACAAGTGGTGTTAATGGAACATCAGGCTTAAATGGAGCAGATGGTACTAATGGTACTAATGGTATCGATGGTACCAACGGAACTAATGGGGTAAATGGAGCTAATGGTACAAGTGGTATCAATGGAACGTCTGGTATAGATGGTACTAATGGTACTAATGGTATTGATGGTACATCAGGTAATACTACTATATTAGCAGTTACAGACGATGGTACTTCTATTGGTAATGCATCTACAATGAACTTTACTGGTTCTGCTGTAAGTGTTACTGATAGTGGAGCTGGAGTAATAAAAGTTGAAATAGCTTCTTCAGCTGGTTTCCCATTCATAGGAGATGCACAAATAACAGGCTCATTAGGAGTAAGTGGTAGTATATCAATTACGACTGGTTCTTTAGAAGGAGTAGTTGTAGATAATGTTGGAGATACCTTTACATCGGTACCTGCAATTGACCACATTGTAACGCTTACACAAGCTGAATACGATGGATTAACTCCTGATGATAATACATTATATGTAATCTCAGGTTCAACTGTAACTAACGATGCATTCCCTTATAGTGGTTCAGCTCAGATAACAGGCTCATTAGGAGTAACTGGAAGTATAACAATTGATAATGGTAGTGATACTGGTTCAGTAGTTGATAACATTGGTGGTAACACAATAGCAGCAGTAGAACATATTGTATCTATTGATTCAGCCTCATATGCGGCATTAGGAACATACGATGATAATACACTATACGTTGTAAGTGGAAGTACATCAGCGGCTACCTTATCACCATACACTGGTTCGATTAGAGGTAACATAACTGATGTAGCTGAAGTAGCTGGAGATGTTGCATTAGATTTCTCTTTAGGAAACTTCTTTAGTTCATCTGTTGATGGGGCAACTAACTTTGTAGTTAGTAACATAGAGCCAGGTCAAACTGTATTGGTAAGAGTTAATACAACTCAAGCATTGGCTGTAGCAACGTTCTCAACTAATGTATTACAACCTGTTGGAAACGAATACACCGCTTCCGTAGGAATAAATGAAGTTGATATTCTAACGTTTACATCATTTGATGGAACTAACACTAACTTAGTAGCAGTTAATAATTTAAAATAAGATATGCCAATATTCGCACCCTTTGGATATATAAAAAATCCAGACATAGAACCAACACCACCTTGGGCACCTTCTGACTTTACCAATGTACAATATTGGTGGAGAGCAGATTTAGATGCTACTACAACTGGTACTGGTGTATCAGCATGGGAAGACCAGATTAATGGTTTTACTATGGTACAAGGTACTGATGCTAGTAGACCATCAAATACTACTTCATCTGATTTAAATAACCAAGCAGTAATTCGTACCAATGGTACATCTGATTTTCTTTATACCTCAACTACACCTGCAAGTAGAACAGGTGATTTTACAATGTTAATTGTATATGATTTAGCTTCAACAACTCCAGGAAATGGAGCTATATTTGGAGTTCAAAGAATTGCAGGAGGTAGTGTAGATGGTAGAGTATGGTTAGATGGTTTAAATGGTAATCAAAGAAACTTATCAGAAGGATTTGGTTCAACTGCTGCGGTAGGTACAAATATTCAATCTCCTATAACTGCAGGAGCTCATGCATTTAAATATAGATATGATTCTTCTGCTGGTGATGATTTTTACGCATTAGATACTTTAACTGAAACAACAAAAGGTACAGCTGGAAACACTGGACAAGATTGGTTTACAGCATCATCTCTTGGTATTGGGGCATTACTTAATAGTACTGCTGGTACTGTATTTGGTGGAAGATATATTTCAATGGATTTTGCTGAAGCAGTTATGGTATATGGTTCACCATCACTTGCTGAAATGGATGATTGGAAAACATACGTTAACAATAGATACGGAACAATAATAAGTTAAAAGATGGCTGAGAAAGGACAAGGATTATTTTTAGGAGGAACTGAGATTACAGCTTTACAAAACAATAAGTTTGTATTCGCTAATCCATTTACAGAAGCAATAGTAGACCCTTACCAATTTAGAACTGATGCATATGCTAGTTTCTTAAAATTAGCAATACCCGGTTCTACATTTACAGGACTTATTACTGATGGATTTGATGATGTTCACGCTGATATAGCTGGGACTGGAACAAACATTCAATATGCATTGACTGGTTCTGCATCTGAAGTTAATTTAGATACGGATGTTAAATTTGGTGCTGAAGGATATGGTACTTCGGTATTTACACAAGATGCAGGTCAATGGGGAACTACTTCTGAAGCTGAACTAAGTTGGGGTTCAGATGATTGGGTTATTGAAGGATACGTATATATGGATGAACGATTAACTAAACCTCCATATTGGAAAGTAGCTTTAAGACATACAAATTATAATATCGATGCTGATTTTGGAAACGCTGCATCTGGTACAACTAATATGAGAATGAGAATGGTATTAGATACATCTACATCAGGTCAAACTCAATACTTATCAACAGATTTTTCTTATAACTTAAATCAATGGTATCATATAGCTTGGGTAAGGACTGGTAACAATTTAAGATTTTATTTTGATGGGGCTGCAAAGTTCGTTGATTCATTTGCGGGTGGTTCAATTGATACCAATGGTTCTTTCAATCGTATAATGAGAGGAGAGAATACAACTAATGATGGAGGTGCAGGGAGTTGGCAAGATTTTAGAGTTTATATAGGAACTGATAAAGGCTATACTACTGCTACAATTGCAGCACCAGATAGTATTGTAGAAGCAACTTAAAATATTAATATGACAACATACAACGTAATAGTAAACGAAGAAATAATAGATACCATAACAGTAGCTGATATGGATACTTTGGATGGATATCAATTACCATCAGTACAATGTAAATTGGTAAAAATAAATTAAGAGATGGGATTAATAATAAAATTAGGAAGTACATCATTCTCATCTATATCCATAGGTGGTTCATCTTTGGGTAGTATTAAGAGTGTACAAGAGATTGTTGCAATAGGACCATTATCACCAGACCCTATTCCTGGTCCTGACGGAGGAGGAAGCTGGATATTAAGAAATGGGTTTTGGGATGATAACGGAGAATGGGATGATACCCAAATTTGGATAGATTAAAAATAAAATAAATAAATTATGTCATTACAATTAATAAACAACGGAGATTTAGGAGAAGTAGCTAGAAATAAAATTAACCTAGCTATTGAAGCTTTAAATACATTACTAACTGTTGATTCATATTCTATAACAGTATATGATAATTCAATATCACCTTCTGGTGAAATAAGTGAAAATGATGCTTGTACCGCTATTACATCAGGTACTTCTCATACAATATACTTTACTAAAGGAGCTGGAAATGCTGACCAAGGAAGTATTGAGTATGGTGATACTTTATATAGTGATGATACCTTAACTACAAAACTTCCAAATGGATACTATGGATTCCAATTCGGAGCTGCTGAGAATAAATCAGTAAACGTTAATAATGGACTAGCTGAAATGATTAACAATTGTACTGGAGCAGGACCAGGACCTGCACCTGGTGCAGATTCTATTCAAGGATGGGACCAAGACCCAATGATGGCTAGTGGTACTGCTATGGCTATGGATGCTTGTTCAGCTATTAGTATGGGAAGTTCACATGATTTATACATTCAGAAAGACCCTATGAATATGGCAGGTAGTTCAGTACCTGAGGTTAATGACCAATTGTTTACTGATTCAACGTTAACCAATCCAGCACCTATGAGTGTGTACTTTGGATGGCAAGATATGATGATGGCACAAAACAAATCAATTTTAATTGGAATGAATGGTGTTATCTCTCAAATAGATAACTGTTAAAATATGGCTAGTACTAATAAAATATACTTAGGTGATAACCTATTCAACAACATAGCATTGGGTGACAAATACGCTATTTCCAAATGGGAGGATACTGCTAAACAATTAGATATCGATTATCTTATTGTTGCTGGTGGTGGTTCGTCTGGAGCAGATAATGCCGGTGGAGGTGGAGCAGGTGGATTTATATCCGGCTCATCTTACACTGTAGTTGAAGATACAGTATATCCAATTGTTATTGGTGATGGTGGTAGTGATTCAAGTGGTGATAATTCTACCTTCTTAGGATTTACATCTATTGGAGGAGGTAAAGGTGGTAGTAATGGTTCTGCTCCTTTCTCTGGTGGTTCTGGAGGTGGAGGAGGTTTCTTTGGAAATAATAATGGAGCAAGTGGTACTGCAGGACAAGGATTCGCAGGTGGTAATGGTACAAGTCTAGCTAATGGTGGTGGAGGTGGTGGAGCCTCACAAGTTGGTAATACATCTACAGGGACCGGTGGTTCTGGAAAGCAATGGTTAGATACAAACTACTACGCAGGTGGTGGTGGTGCAGGAGCTACTTCAAGTAATACTGGCGGAGCTGGTGGTATTGGTGGTGGTGGTACTGGTGGTAACACCAATAATAACCCACGTGGTACTGCAGGAACACCAAACACCGGAGGTGGTGGAGGAGGTTCATTCTCTTCAAACGATGGTGGTAGTGGTATTGTTATCCTTAGATATCTATCAGCTACTCAACAATCACTAAGTGGAGATACAATATTTCAAGATGGAGGTTATTGGTATCACAAATTTACCACAGTAGGTTCAACAAACTTTCAATTAATATAATATGCAAAGATTAATACTAGGAGATAAAGATATATCCAACTCACTAAAAATAGATGGAAAATATGTAAATGTACCATTTAACCAACCATTCTCAGCATCAATACTTCTTGTAGCTGGTGGAGGTGGTGGAGGTCAATCATATGAATTCAGAACAGATGATAGTGATTTACAAGTAGATAGTGCAGGTGGAGGTGGAGCCGGTGGAATGGTTTATGGTGATATGGTACTTGAGTTTAAACAATCATTTGATATTCAAGTAGGAGCCGGTGGAGTACAAGGTATTTATGGAGATAATCAATCATC